ATTTGCGGTTTGCCTATGAAGCGGAAAACGTGGAGACGATTGACGGCGTTCTTCAGCCGCAGGCGCGGAACCAGGTGATGGCTGGAGAGTTTTATCCGGCGCTTGGGGAGAATGTAAGGATTGAGACGATTGCGCGGTTTCACCGCAGATGGTACACGGAAGGCAACCGCGAGTGGCTGATCTGCGCGGCGGGCGGTGAGCTTTATTACCGGCAGGTCGGCGATAACCGTGGATGGGCGGTTATCCAAAGGCCGCAGTCAAGCGGAACCTTTGCGAACAACGTATGGAGCTGGGTGACATACGAAAAGAATATCCTGGACGAGAACGAGGAAGCGGAGACCATTGACGTACTGCTGATAAGCAATGCCGATGACGGTATGTACATGGTTGAGCCGCCGGACCGGCAGTCCATATGGGAGGACTACAGGGAGTATACCTGGGGCGAGGAATATGACGGGGATACGCACCTGTATACATGGGATGACGTGTATTCCAAAAAATGGCACGTCAATCCGGTGGACACCAGCCCCGGTGAGGACGGCGAAGGGAACCCGCTGCCCGGATACAAGTTCGGCGTGATCGAGCGGTTCCAGGAGCGTATCTGGGGCGGCGCGATTGCCGGAGAGCCGGACGTGCTTGCCTATTCCAGGCCGTATATCGCGGATAACTGGAAGCTGGCCGGAGCGGACGAGGACGATCCGGAAGGAATGCCGCCCGAGGACGGCGGCGGAGAGGTTCGGCAGCCGAGCTGGGACGGAGACAGTTTCACAGCGCTGAAGCGGTTCGGCGATCAGCTGCTTGCGTTCAAGGGTACCAAGGTATGGCGCGTGATGGGCGTCAGCCCGGGCGAATACACATTCACTGAGCAGTACGGCGGCGGCACGATTTATCCGAACACGATTGCGGATGACGTGGAGCGCGTTCTGCTGGTCGAGAAGGACGGTCTGAGCGTTTATGACGGGATGACGGTCCAGCCATACGGCAGGGGCTTTATTGAGAAGTTCTGGCGGACGGTGAACAGGGACGCAATGGACCAGATGTGCGCGGCGATGTTCAAGCACCGGTATTACCTGGCGGTGCCGACCGGAAACTCCGAGGTGAACAACGCGCTGATCGTTTACAACACGGATGACGGGAGCTTCCTGCTGTATACGGATACCTATATTGAGAGCCTGATGGCGGGCGGTGACGTGCTGTACGCAACGACATCCTCGCTGCCGGGGAAGGTGCTGTTCATCAATTACAACTCATGGGAAACCGGTTCGTCCAGCGGCCTGCCTTCCTTGTGGAGAACGCCGTGGATGGACTTTAACTATAAAACGATTGCCAAGGGCGGGTATGAGATCTATTTCAATCCGGAAGTGAAGGGCGCTCCGGTGACGTTCCGGTTCTCGATTGAAACGGAGAAAAAGACAAAGACAAAGGAAATCACGATCCAGCCAACCACCTTCAAGGAAAAGCAGAAGCGGATCAGGTTCGGCGGCACCAGCAGGCGCTTCCGCCTGGTGATCGAGACGCTCCGGGTTCCGACAAACACGGTATGGAGACTGACAGGCGGCATTCACATGGTTGTGGAGACCGATCCGGATTGAGGTGGTCTGAATGGGAAATAACAAGCATATCAAACAGCATCAGCCGCTCCGGAAACCGCAGGGATGGACGGGGCAGGACGCAACGCTGATCATGCAGCTTGAAGGGCTGTTCAATGACGTGTACAGGCAGCTTGGCCTGCTTGAGGAAAAAACGGAGAGCCTTGACGAACGCGTGACAGCACTGGAGGAATGAATATGTATTCGATTGAACGACTGCCGACCGTGATTGATATCGGGTATTCCGGCGAGAAGAATTTCCGGGAGGTTGAGATCGACCTGACGAAATGGGCGGAGATGATGCCGGACGGCGTTCCGAGTATTGTGTACGTCCGCCCAGGCGAGACGGAAGCCGATGCGTATATCGCCGCAACGGAATACGATTCCGATACCCATGTGCTGACGTGGACGCTGTCCGACAGCGATGTGTTTATTGAAGGCACCGGCGCGATCCAGATCTGGATGGAGAAGGAAGTGGAGGACGAGATCGTCAAGCGCGGCAAGAGCGCGATGGTCGCGGTCCGCGTTGGTGAAGCGCTGAACGATCCGAGCGCCGAGGTTCCGGCTGGACAGGCTTCCTGGCTTGAGCAGATGACGGAACTGAAGACGGAAACGGTGAACGCCAGCGCTGAAGCGCAGGCCGCCAAGACGGACGCGCAGAGCGCGAAGACCGACGCGGAAACGGCACAGGGTCTGGCGGAGGACGCGCAGGAAGCCGCCGAGGACGCGCAGGACGCTGCTGAAACAGCACAGGGCCTTGCCGAAGCTGCGCAGGAAGCTGCGGAGAGCGCACGGGATACGATCCTTGGGATGACCGCCACAGCGCAGACGCTGAGCGCCGGGTCGGACGCTACGGTTTCCTATTCGGACGGCGTGATGGCGTTCGGCATTCCGAAGGGCGATAAAGGCGATGACGGTGACAGGGGTGATCCCGGGGAGCCCGGTGTGGACGGGCAGGACGGGCAGGACGGCGTGAGCTCCTATGTATGGATCAGGTACGCCGCGAACCAGCCGACACAGGACAGCGACATGGAGACCACGGTTGACGAGTGGATCGGTATTTACACCGGGCAGAGCGCTTCACCGCCCACAACGTACACCAGTTATACATGGTACAAGTACAAGGGCGCTGACGGGGATGACGGCGCAGGCGTTGTGGCAGGCGGTACGACCGGACAGTTCCTGATGAAGTCGAGCGATACGGATTATGATACCGAGTGGGCAGACGCACCGGGATTGTCGGACAAGGCTGACAAAGCGGACACCGTGCTGACAACAACATTGAGCAGGGGAAGGGCATCAGGTTCAACAGCAGGAACAGGATCGCTTGCGTTTGGTGAGGATGTTATTGCATCCGGTGCTTATTCACAGGCAGAAGGATATAACGTAACAAGTAATATCCCATATATGCACTCTTTCGGTCAGTACAATGTGGAGTGTAATACAACAATTACAGGGACAACAACATGGAGCAATACAAGTTCATATAGTAAAGGTGCAAAGGTATCAATAACTATACCCGGCACATTTACATTTCAATATTATATTTGCAAGGCTGGCTATACTCCGTCAAGTTCTTCAGACGGGGAAAGATACAAACCCGGTTCTGGTATTTATTGGCAGAATTATTGGAGACGGATATATGCAAACGGGCTTGAGCTTGTTGAGGCTGTTGGTTGGGGAACATCTTCCTCTCCAAAGAATGTCCGCGCCCTGACAACGGATGGTGATGAGCGGCTTAAAGGAACTCTGTATATCAACTGCAATAACGATTCCACAGGCGGCTCCGAAGTTGCAACAGCCGCTTCCGTAACTGCGCTTGACGGTAGCAAGGCAGACATAGTAACAGGCGCAACGGATGGTAACTTCGCTGCGCTGGACAGCAACGGCAACCTGACGGACAGCGGAAAGAGCGACAGCGATTTTGTGCATAAAACGGATAATGAAGAGATAACCGGAAATAAATATTTTGAAGGCGTTGTTGAAGTCAAAAACAGCACCGCAACTCCCGGCATACGTTTCACATCCGTAAACAACACTACGCGGAACGTATCCATGTCAGTACTCGGTGCCGGAATTACGGGCGAAACGGAAAAATACGGCAATGCGCAGGTCAATTTCTTTGAATATAGTCCAGATTCCAATGGCGCAATTACATCATATTATGAACAGTACAGACTTCCTGCGGTCGATACAGGAAGATCTGGAAACGGACAATATGACATTCTCACAACAAAAGACAGTCTGAAGAACAACGCGACAACTACTGACTCCGGTTATGCCCTTGACGCTCGTATGGGTAAAACGCTTATGGATGCGATTAAGGGGCTGCTTTCTTATACTTCCGTTTCTTCAGAATCATCAAAATCATTCAATAATGTACCGAATGGCTCATTGATTGTTTTCACGGTATCCACATCTCATGCAATCATTTCAATCAAGACAAGCACAAACGGAAAGAGAGATGTTTATTCTGTCGGAACCATGGCGACACTTGCCGTAAGCAATGATAAAGTTACTGCAACAAATGGCTCAACAGGTTCAACCGGATACCTGATGATAATCAACAATCCGAACTAATTGATATAAAAGAGGTGATCATATGGCAATGGGGCATACCACATACCTGAACCTGAAAAAGCCAGGGTATGATCAGTACGCGGACATCCAGGACATCAACGACAACATGGATATCATTGACGCGGCGATTGCCGATATGTGGAAGACGATCTATCCGGTCGGCTCGATTTATATGTCCGTGAACAGCACCAGTCCGGCAACGCTGTTCGGCGGGACATGGTCCGCGCTGAAGGGCAGGTTCCTGCTCGGCTACAGTTCGACCTACACTGCCGGATCGACAGGCGGCTCGGCTTCCACAAGCTACACGCCAGCCGGTACCGTTGCGAACCATAAACTGACAACGTCCGAGATTCCTTCCCACAACCATACCTTTACCGGTTCTTCCGCGACCACATCCTCGGCGGGCGGGAGCCATACGCATACGGTCGGGGCGCACAGCCATGGACTGAACAACCACGTCCACAGTCTGAACGGACACACGCACGGGCTTGGGAGCCACACCCATACAATGAGCGACCATACTCATACGCTGGGCAGTCACACTCACAGCCTGAACAGCCACACCCATACGCTGAGTTCGCACACCCATGGTCTGAACAGCCACGTCCATTCCCTCGGGAGCCACACCCATACGCTCGGCAACCACACCCACGGACTGAACAGCCATACCCACAGCCTGAACAGCCATACTCATACTCTGAGCGCACACACCCACAGCCTGAGTAACCACACCCATACTGTGAGCACGACCAGCTGGAGCGGGATCGGAGCCGGGAATGACGCTGTGGTCGGCTTCTGGCCTTCCGATGCCAAGGGCGGTTCTGACTGGGGCGTACTGACGCTTTCCACGGACCATACCGGCGAACTGACCTATCTCAGCCTTTCAGCGACCACAGGCACACCGAGCACCAACACGTCCGGCACACCGAGTACCGATGCAACCGGCGCGGCCAGCGGAAACACGGGTGCCGCCAGCGGAAGCACCGCAGGCCCGAGCACTGACGCAACCGGAGCCGCCAGCGGCAATACCGGCGCGGCAAGCGGAAGCACTGCCGGTCCGAGCACCAACGCCACGGGCGCGGCCAGCGGGAGCACAGGCGTTCCGAGCAATAATACCTCCGGCGGGCCGAGCACGAACACGACCGGCGCGGCGACCGGAAGCACGGGCGCTTCCACGGGGAACACCGGCGCTTCAAGCGGCAGCACGGCGAACAGCTCCGCCTTTGATTCCGGTTCCACATCCATCGCGCACACGCATACACTGACCGCGACCGGTTCCATCGGGAACACCGGCGGCGGCGGGAACCATAACCATGGGTTTACAGGAACGGCAGCCAGCATCGACATCATGCCGCCGTACCTGGCCGTATATATGTGGAAGAGAACAGCATAAGGAGGAAACTATGAGGAAATGTCTACTGCTGACGCTTGCCAGCAACGGGAAAAAGGTCGCTGTCGTATGCGACAACATCACACTGGTCGTTGATATGGAGGAAGAGAGCAAGGTATTTACCCGGATCTTCCTCAAGTACAATATCGATGAAGAGACCAAGTGGGTTGATGTCATGGAAACATCGGAGCAGATTGCCAAAATGATGAGATAAAGGAGTGATCGGTATGAACTACAAGGGAGCCTATGACAACTCCGCCAGCTATAATGTCGGGGATGTCGCGGTATTTACGGACAATGTTGCCTATGAAAAGACGAACGCAGCGCCTGCGGGAACCAAGCCGCATGACGTGCGGTACTGGGCGCGGCTGGGCAGGCCGCTCCAGGATGTGGTGCTGATGTTTCACACGATGCTGACGGACATGAACGCGGCGATCTCCGGCGCGGATGATACGGCACTGATTGCGCCTGAGTACACGAAAACCACCTATGCCGCCGGGGCGATTGTGATCCATGACAAGAAGCTGTACAAGGCGAAGAGCGCCATTGCCACGGCGGAGAACTGGACGGCGGCGCACTGGGATGAGACCAAGGTCGGCTCCCTGATCGAAACCGCGAACACGAACATTGCCACGGCAAACACCAGCATAAGCGATCTCCAGGGCGTTGTGTTTGATGACAAGACGCTGGTCCTCGGCTCCAGCACGGCAAGCTCCACGAAGAAGTGGGCTGTGACGGTGGACGATACGGAAGGGCTTGAGGTGAACGAGGTTGTTGAGGAGGCGGGTACCTGATGGCTAAATGGTATAACGCTTATCTGACGGATGACGAGCAGAAGCACAAGCAGATCAGTTCCAAGGGAATCACGGCCAGGAGAAGGAAACAGCAGTCCCAGTCGATTTCCAAGAGCTACAGCGATGAAGCAAGCAATAACACCCAGAAGATTCTTGAAGATGCCTTTAAAAAGAAAGGAGGAAGCAAGTAATGAACTGGGAGACGATTATTGTGGCGGCGATTGCCGCACTTTTTCCGCTGATCGGCACGGTCCTGACGATCCTCCAGCAGAGCAAGCTGATCAATTACCGGATGGACAAGGTGGAAGGAAGCATGAAGGACCTTGCCGCGAAGGTGGAGAAGCACAACAATTTTGACCGCAGGCTTATCGTGATCGAAACAAAATTAGGCATTGAGCCACCAAAGGAGAAAGCGTCATGAAGATTAACTGGAAAGTAAGGTTCAAAAACAAGACATGGCTGTCCATGTTCATTTCCCTTGTAGTCGGTTTTATTTTCAATATCCTCCGGCTGTTTGATGTGGTTCCGGTGGTTACAGAGAACCTTGTAATGAACATCGTTGGTCAGATCCTGACCTTCCTCGGCCTGATCGGCGTGATTGTTGACCCGACCACCGCCGGAATTGAGGACTCCAACCGTGCTATGAGCTATGAAGAGCCGTGGGTTGACTCGGAGGAAGAACAATGAGCGAGAACAAGGTAGACAGGCTTGAGCATGACAAGGGCATGATGTGCATGGTTTCCTGCAATCGAAGGATGTTCCTTGCCGTTGTCATCGTCTGCATTACATTTATCCTTGTAATCATCTCAAACACTGTTCGGCAGGAAAGATGGATTAACGCTTTTCTGAAGGTTATCCCCGTTACCACGGAGGTGTCCGATGGAACACAGCAAAGCGGAAATCCTTGAGGTGCTGGATCAATACATCTATAACCGTAAAGACAGGGAGATCATGGCGATTATCCTGACTGACAGGCCCAGTTCCCTTGAAGAAGTCGCTGAGGAGTGCTCTGTATCGCTTTCTACGGTACGCAGAGCCATGGACAGGTGTTCATTCATCCATAAGTATCTGCCATGAAATTGACACGAAATTGGGCTGCTTACGATCTGGTGAGCAGCCTTTCCTTTTGCCATAATGATGGCAGAAGGAGGCGATCCCATGAATCAGCAAGAGCAACTCCGGCAGATACAGGCAGACCCGTGCGGAATGGGACAGAAGGCAGGGTACAGCATCCCGCCCGAGCTTTCTAACGATCCAAAAGCGATGGTACAGCACCTGATTATGACAGGTCAGGTGGCGAACCCTCTGCTTCAGAAGATCATGCCGATGATACAGAGGATGTGGAAATAAAAAAAGGGGCGATGAGCGGCAACTCATCATCCCTTCCGAACCGTCATGGAGACGGCCCTCATGCAAGTACATTGTAACGTTGTCTCCATGATATGTCAAGCTACAACCCGCAGTGCGCAGGCGGCTTGTAAATATCAAAGAAGGAGACAACACAATGGACACCAACACTTATATGCCTGTGGCTCCCGTCAGTTACGGCGGCGGCATGGGTGACTTTGGGAACGGCTGGTGGATTATCCTGCTGTTCCTGTTCGCCGGTGGATTCGGCGGCTTTGGCGGTCTCGGAAACAACGGCGCTGGCTTCGTCAACGCGGATGTGCAGCGGGGCTTTGACCAGAGCGCTGTGATGGGCGGCGTGAACAACCTCCAGAACGGCATTACTGCCGGATTCGGAGACCTCCAGACCTCTCTGTGCGGCGGCTTCGCCGGTGTGAACGCGGCGATCAGCAACGGATTCGCGCAGGCCGAGATCGGTGAGAATGCCCGCCAGATGGCGAATATGCAGCAGATGTTCGCGCTTCAGACCTCCATAACCGGAACGCAGAACATCGTGCAAAGCGAAGGCGCTTCCACACGGGCCGCGATCCTGGAGCAGACGAACGCGATCCTCGACAAGCTGTGTCAGCAGGAAGTTGAACAGCTCCGCGCCGCGAATGTGACGCTTCAGAACCAGCTGAACATGGCCAACCTGGCTGCCAGCCAGACGGCGCAGACTCAGCAGATCATCTCCGCGCTTACCCCGGCGGTTTAACGGGGTGATCGCATGAAGATTATCCGGTGCCTGAGTGACAAGATCGAAGAGGAGCTGGATGATGCCGCTTCCTATATCGACCTTGCCATGAAATGGAAACAGGAACACCCTGCCACCGCGAAACTGTTTTATGAATTGAGCACGGAAGAGATGGGGCATATGGAGGAACTGCACTCGGCAGTGGTCCGGCTGATTACCGAATACCGGAGTGAGCACGGCGAACCGCCGAAGGAAATGCAGACCTTGTATGATTACCTGCACGATAAGCATATTAAGAGAGCAACAGAGATCAAGGTGAAACAGGGAATGTTCCAGGCGGAATGAACCGCACCCCCGCAGAACGCGGGGGATTTTTTATAAAGGAGAAAAGGATATGTGGGTAGTGATTGCGCTTGTCCTGTTTCTGGTGCTGGTCGCTGAAGCGATCATGATCCTGCCGGACAAGATGCCATGGAACCGGAAGAAGTACAAAAAGCCGATGGACAGGTGGTGGGAAAAATAATGTTTACTGCAAAAGAACTGACAGATGATTTTGAGTATGCGCTTGACAACCACTGGGGGTATATCTGGGGCAAGGCTGGCGTTCTCTGGACGGACGCGCAGCAGAAGAACCTTGTTCAATATTTCGTCAACAAGTACGGAACGAACTGGAAGATCAACAGCGAAGCGAAGGATGACAGCCGGTACCGTTCCGCAACGCTTGGGAGCAAATGGATCGGACACTATGTAGCGGACTGCAGCGGTCTTTTTAAGTGGGCCTTCAACAAGCATAAGGTTTCTATCGCGCATGGGAGCAACACGATCTATTTGAGCTATTGCAGCGCGAAAGGGAAGCTGTCCGGAGGGCGAAGGATTGACGGTCAGACGCTGAAGATCGGGACGGCTGTTTTTGTTTATAACAGCAATAAAGACAACTACAAGCATATCGGTCTGTATGTGGGCGGCTCAAGGGTGATTGAAGCCCAGGGCACGGACGCAGGGGTATGCGTGAGCAATATCGCCGCAACAAAATGGACGCATTGGGGAGAACTGAAGAACGTGAACTATGAAAATGTGGGCAGTGATCCTGTTCAGGAACCTGCGAAAGAAGACGTAAAGCCATGGATGCCGACCGTGAGGAAGGGCAGTAAGGGCGATGCGGTTGTGCAGATGCAAACGATCCTGTACAGGCTGGGGTACGACCTCGGTTCCTACGGGATTGACGGAGATTACGGAAAGAAGACGGAAGCGGCTGTGAAGGCATTCCAGCGCGACCATGGTTTGGCGGTTGACGGCGTATGCGGACCGATGACATGGGATGCCTTGCAGAAAGCGATGAACCAGATCAACGGCCTTCCGGCTGAAAAGAAGTATACGGTTTGCCTGCACGGGCTGGACAAGACGCAGGCTGCCGCGCTGAAAGCGAATTATCCCGGGGCGATTGTCACGGAAGAATAAAGGAGTGGTTTGAATGGCGAATGCTGTGGCTACAAAGAAAAAGATCACTGAAACGAGCAATCCCAAGACTGCTGTAAGCAATGCTGTTTCATCAGCGGATTTTGCTGTTCCGACATCGGCGAAGTCTACTGCTGTTTCAACGGCGGCAACGGCTGTGCCGACTTCCACCGAAAAGAAGTATGATCAGGCGTTTTCCTCCACCGGCTCGGACAGCGCATTGAAGGATTATACCAAGGAACCGCAGGCAACGACCAAGCAGGACGTGCAGAACCAGGATGACGCGACCCAGCTTTGGCAGAGCCTGAACTACAGCTACAACAAACAGCGTGAAGACTCTGATGCTTCCTATAACAAGGCGATTTCGCAGAGCAATAACTCCATGCTTTCCCGGGGCATGGGCAGATCTTCCTATGCTTCCCAGATCGAAGCCGGTCTTCTGAACGAAAAGAACAAGGCTTCCAATGATATTACTTCCGCGCAGATCGCCGATTACCAGAACCGGTTGAGCCAGCTGAAACAGCAGGGCTTTGAAAACGAGATGGCGCAGAAGCAGTATGAGGAAGGCGTAAGGCAGTTCAATGAAACCCAGAAACTGACCAGGGAAGAGAATGCCGCCAACCGTGAATGGCAGACAAGTGAGCGCCTTGGCACACAGGCTTATCAGACCGGAGAGCGTGAAGCCACGCAGGCTTACCAGACGAGTGAGCGCGAAGCCCAGCAGGCGTATGGCACCAGCGAACGGGAAGCGCAGCAGAAGTTCCAGACCAGCGAACGCGAAGCGCAGCAGGCTTACGGAACGAGCGAACGCGAAGCCCAGCAGGCATACCAGACCGGTGAGCGCGAAGCGACACAGCGGTACAACACCGGCGAACGCGAAGCCACACAGGAATACAACACCAGCGAACGGCTGAGCACACAGGATTTCAATAAAACCATGCAGGAGCTTCAGAACGCATTCACTGCCAGCGAAAGCCAGAAGGGCCGTGAAGCGCAGAAGGACCTTCAGCTGATCGAGCAGGCATGGCAGAGCGGTGAAAACCAGCTGAACCGGGAAGCACAGGACGCCTTGCAGAGATTGCAGCAGGAATGGCAGAGCGGCGAGAACCAGCTCAACCGTGAGCAGGAGACAGCCCTTCAGACGCTGATCAATGAGTTCAACGCAGAGCAGAACCGGCTTGACCGTGAACAGAGCCAGAGCCAGTTTGAAGCGACACAGGCCGAGAACGCACGGCAGTATGACGAAACGCTGGCAGAGAATCAGCGGCAGTATGACGAGAGCCTGGAAAACACGAAGTATGAGTTTGAGCAGACGCAGAAGGAAACCGAGAAGAATAACCTGCGGACGATTGTTACGACCATGCTTGAGAACGGCACGATGCCGAGCCAGGCGCTGCTGGATGAGGTTGGGATCAGCTATGACGATGCCAATGCATGGGTGAACGGAAACAGCACAAGCTCCGGAACCAAAAAAGTCGTAGACGATACTGATGAAGATCCAGACAAGCCGAATGATGATGCAACTATTGATGATGTAATCAACACTTTGTCAAGCGGACTGACATCCGGAACATCAGAATCAGGGGACAGCGACCTGAAGAAATACCTTGTACAGCAGAGGAAAACCATTAACAGAACCTAATAAAGGAGAATGGATATGGCCAGTTCTAATGACATCATCAGTTCCCTGCGGAAAACGAACCAAAACGTTCAGAATAAATATAATACAACGCTTACGGCTGGTACTGATATCAATAGTGTTATCAATAATATTAGCAATAAACAGCGGGAAAAGAAAAAGAACGATAAGAAAAACGAATGGATCAGTTCTCTGAATGCTGACACAATGACTTCCGGGCAGTTCCTCGGAAGTATTTGTTATATTGCAGAAACCGATCCGATAAAGGCCAGCAGTCTTTATTCCAGCTATCTTTCTCTTCAGAACGATCCGAATTCAAGGTTTTATAACGCTTATTCCTCTGCCACGAACCAGGCAGTAGGCCGTCTTCAGTCCTACGGTATCGATGTATCCAATATGGATGACAAATGGTACAACGACATGATGACGGTGTATGCTCCGTATCTGGTGTACGGTGAAAACAGCACCACGCCGAAAGATCCCGGGAAGAAGGCTACCACGGAGCAGAACATTGCATACGATTTCTGGAACGTATACAAGAGCAAGGAAACCACAGAAAAGGCACAGCAGGAATGGAAGGACCTGCAATACGATCTGTCCTATTGGGCGCAGCGGACTGACCGGAATTATTCCGATGAAGAAATCCTGAACGAAAAGATCGACTGGTCAAAGTTTAAAACGCTGAAATCCATGGACGATTCGACAGCGATGAACCGGGTTGAGCTGAACACCGGAATCGGGTACAGCCAGGACGCGGTGAAGGGCGTTTTGTGGGCGGCGCGGAACGGCGGCGGTACAGGGGATCTGTACCTGAACATCGGGTATTCCTATCTTGGCGAAGGGAAACAATGGGAGTACGATCCGGAGATTGCGAAGAAGCTCGATCCGAACAGCGCTGAATTCCATCCATACTCATTGGGCAGCACGAACATTGACGATGCTGCCCTTTATTTTGGTGTATCCGCGTTTACCAAGGACTGGGTACAGCAGCATAAAAACCTTGCCTTCAGCAAGGACGAGACCGAAAGGGAGATGTACCTCAAGGTCCAGTCGGCATATGACAACCAGGTGAACGCAGAAACGGAGCTGGATCAGCTTCTTGAATTTATTCAGAAAAAAGCGCAGTGGCTGAGAGATCCGGATGACATTCTGAATAAAATAGACTGGAACAAATATCCGACACTGAAAAAGATGGATCAGAGCATCGGCCAGCACGGCTATGATGCGACAGGCACCCTTGTCGAGCTGACGGAAGGTCTGAAATACCGGTACGCCGATCTTGAATCATATGTTCACAGCCTGTGCGATTACAATAATCTCAAGACGGCGAATGAAGTATTTTATTCAATGGTGACCCAATGGCATGGTGTGTTTGAGAAAATGCAGTCTGCACAGGCGGATACTGAAGCCGCAGAAAAGGAACAGACCGTAACCCATCCGACTGTCAGACCGACAGAACAGCAGATTGAAGTTGCAAAAAGCTATGACAAGAAAATAGCGGAAGACGCGGAACTGACGGAGCCGGTCAATACTCCTGCGGAACAGGCGGCGAACAAGAACCAGTCTTCTACGCTGTACAGTTATATCAAGAATGCGCTTGGCCAGGTAAGGAATGTTGCGACACAGGCGGTCAGTGAGCTGTACGGTTCGACCGTAAAGGGGAACATCAGCAGTTATTCCGGAACGATCCTTTCCGAATTTGATACTGTTTCCGATTATGAGCGGAACAGCCAATGGATTTCCGAACTGGAAGATACGGAAGCGGCCCTGCGTGAAAAGCTGGGCGATCTGATTAACAACGCGAATGCCGGTGTAGCCGAGTTTGATGAAGACGCGTTTGCCGAGACCGGACGGATCGAGGACCAGCCGAGCTGGAAGTATCTGAGCGAGGAAAGCAAGGAAAAACTGCTTGAGTATCAGGAAATTTACAATCCGGATGATCTTGAAAACATCTATAACGTATATCTGCAAAAGGATGCTTCTTCTGTTTCCGGGCTTACGGAAGAGGAACAGGCGGATTATAACGAATACAAAAAGACGATAGAGAACCTTGAGTATGCCAGGCAGAAACAGGTAGACGGCCAGGAAGCCTATGACCAGGCGAAAAAGAAGATTGATACCACACAGCAGGTTCAGGACGATACCATCGCGATGATGAAGGATGCCGGTCTTGACACCAAGGCGATGGAAGACGCGGCTGTCGTGACCGACTTTTTCCTGAATTTTACGAAATACGATCCGACCAAATGGGGACAGTACAACTTTTATCATCAGTATTCCCAGATGCTGATTTCCGGCGCGTCAAACGCTGACGAAATGTACCAGGTTGCCGAGACCGGCGATCAGGAGATTATGGAAGCGATTGATGTTGCCAAGACAATGCTGGAGTATGCAGACGATAAGGGTATGTCTGTTCCGGACAATGTGCGCGAGAATATTCAGCGGTACATTGAATCCCTTGAGCGCCAGCATGAAGACTTTGAATATCTTTCCAACATCAAGAACGATGATTTCAAGGGCAAATCCGGCGAAGGCCATTCCATTGCGGAAGGCGCGGATAAATATTATTTTGACTGGGGAGACTGGGGAGAAAACGCTTCCCTTGAAACGCAGCCCGGCTGGGGAATGCTGAGCAAAGCCCAGCAGGAAGAGCTTCTGAACAGGTACAATCCGGATCTGGAAAACGGATATGCCGGTGAAGATATCAACAGCATTGCGGAAGCATTCAACGGCATGATGGACCAGATGGATGTCGGTGCCCGTATGTTTGGCACATACCATCTCAGTGATCTGCTGACGGATTATGAAACGGAAACATACTATTATCTGCTGGCTTCCAAGGGTCGTGAAGCTGCCGAGCAGTATGTGGATCACCTGACAGATGCAAGCTATGGCGTGCTGAACAGCAGGGCTGCGGAAAAGACCAAGGGATACGCGGAAGGACTGGCTGAAAAGGGATTCTTTGGCAGGCGGGCTGCTGATATCCTTTCCGTGATCCTTTCACCGGTTGCCGCAATCGGAAGCGCGATCTATTCGGCGGACGTTGGTTTGAGACGGCTGCGCGGTGAGCGCGTTGAGTTTAACCCTGACAATGTGAACCTTTCCGCGAACATCTACCGGAAGGAAGCCAGGGCAAAGATTAACGAGGAGATTATCAAAACATACGGCGAAGGCACGGTTCTCCAGAAGGTGATGAGCGGCCTTCAGGAAATCATCAGTAACCGCGCCGACAGTATGGCGAACGCGCTTGTGTTTGGACCGTTGTTCAGTGGCATCAGTAACGAGATCGCGCAGGAGTTTTTCAGTGCGATGCCGATGGCGCTTACTGCTGCAACGGACGCTGTTGCGGAAGCGAAGGAGAACGGCATTGGCGGCGATATGGAACTGCTGGCCATTTTCGCTTCAACGCTGATTGCTGAAGCCGGTACGGAAGCCATCTCGATTGACAACATGAAGCAGGCGTTCAAGGACGCGAAATCGCTGACGCATGAAGGCCTGTCCGGATTCATGAAGAACTGGCTGACCAAGAGCGGCATCAGCGAAATGGTCGGCGAGACATTTACCGAGATCTGGGAACAGCAGTGGAACAAGGCAATCGGCGGGGAAAACAGCGATTATGAGCAAGCCGTCCGGAAGTACCTGGAAGAAAACAAGGATATGTCTGAGCTGGAAGCCAGGGAGCTTGCCGGTATCGACATGATGAACCAGGTGCTGCATACGGCGCTGATTTCCTATCTGTCACCCGGCGCTGACATTGTTTCCTATGCTGCCGGTCGTTATGCCGCATATCGTCAAGAAGCCAAATACCGTCAGCAGAATACTGAAGAAAACGTTTCTGTGCTGGATGTGTACAGGGAATATAAGCAGGCGAAACAAAATCAGCAGAACCAGCAGAATAATATGGAAGAAGAAGCATCCGCACAGGATGCTGGCACTGCTGTGCCCGAAAATGCTCCTGAGACGCAGGCACCGGAGCAAGCACCCAAACAGGAAACGGCAGTTTCCGAGGAAGAGCGTTTTGCGCAGGACATGACTGTTGACTTTGAGATCCTTGAGTCTTCGAAGACGGCTGACAATGCGTCCAGAACGGCTTCCATTGCTTCTGTTCTTGACACGGCGCAGACGGCAGAATCCGCCGATGTGGCGAACGCCGCCGCCGCGAACATGGACGGTTTGTTTGGAGAGAACACTGATCCTTCTGAAGGATTGCAGGATTTGATTGTTGGCGCATACACAAACGGTGTGAGCCCTGATGATGTAAAACAGGCCGTTCGGACGGCTGCGCTGAGCAAGGACAGCGCGGCCTATCAGATGATGCAGTCTGAAGAATACCAGAATGCTAACATCGGCGAGAGAGCGGAAATGCTGGCTACCACTGTCAACATGGATATGAATAACGCTACTGTTACGGACCAGATCGCAAAAGCGGTACATGAGAACCGTGTTGCGCTGGCGGAACAGCAGACGGTTAATACTTTTGAAGTGCAGGCGAAGCATGACGCAGCCTACAAAGCGCAGGGCGATTTGCTTGCGGCACAGGAGGAAACACGGAGAGCACAGGACGAGTTTGACAACAGGCAGGACGCGGTCGATCAGGCAAGAAAGAATTTGACAACGATCAGCGCGGAACTGCCGAACAATCCCACTGATGACAATCTGAAACAGCACCAGGCGGCGATTGCCGAACTGCGGAGTACAAGCGAGGTAGCGCAGGAATACAAGCAGAAGCTGGAAAACGCAAAGGCGGCAGAGCAAAAGGCACAGGAGACTGCGGACCGCGCCATTGAGGATGTTGCCAACACCAAGCGTGAACTGGCCGAAAAGATGGTTGCGGAGGAAGACCAGCAGAGAGCGGCGGCGAAAACGCAGGCTGAAGCTGAAGCACAGGCACAGGCAGAGGTTGAAGCAAAACAGCAGGCAGAACAAGAGATGACCGACAACGCGAATACTGCCGATGTTGAATCGTTCATTGATGAATACAGGAGAATGAATCCGAATGTATCTGATGAGCAGATCCAGCATATTCGTGAACGGTTTGAAAAGAAGTTCGGCGAAACGCAGAACGCTGATGTTTATTCTCAGCCCGTGATGGATGAGAGCGGCAACGTAAACGAAAAGGCAAAGAAGATTGTCGCGCAGATTAATAAGAAATTCAGCGTTCCGATTGTGTTCTCGCAGGACACTACAAACAACGGCCAGCAGGTTTACAGCGAAGGATATTACAATCCCAACACACATCAGATTATTGTTGACGGGAATCTTTCGCTTGAGGAAGCGCTGACAAGGGTTATCCCGCATGAGTTGCTGCATTCGCTTGAGAAATCCAAGACCTATACCAATGTCGTGAATTCCCTTCTGGGCATTATTTACGGAGAGGGCTCCGATTATGACCAGGCCATTGATAATCTGAACAAAAACAACGGTAAAGCGACAACGCAGCTTGAGCAGGACATTAAGACCATTAAGGAAAAATATGAACGGCAGACAGGCAAAAAGTTTGATTATACCTATGCCGCGCAGGAAATCGCCGCCACCAGGATGGGCGAGATGTTCTATGATCCGAGCAATCCGGAGCGTTCGCAGGATCTGATAAACCGGCTTGTTGCCGACAAACCGAATGCCGCGAAGCAGATCATGAACGCGATCAAGAGCATTATCAAGCAGGCTGTCGGCATGAGAGGTGCCTGGCTGACGAATGCCCAGAAAACGGTTGAGTTGTTTGAATCTGCCCTGTCCAAAAACAGTGATTCTCATCCCACCCAGGAAACGCCGAACTATACGGTTAAGAATAATGGCCGTAATTCATCTGTAAAGTTTGACGGAAAGGCAAGCACTGAAGCAAGCGAGGCCCTGCGCAATCTTGGTCTGGTTCCGTATAACGACAAAAACGGGAACCAGATATGGAGAGTTAATAAATCAGGTCAGATAGTCACTGCTGCGGCTATAGAGTATGCATTGAAAAACGCAACAACGCAGGATAATAAGTATTCACTTGGTATGCTTAAAAAGGTTTCTGACGCATTGCGTGAAAAACTTCAATACATTGCGGATCAGTCCCCGTTTGCAAAAGAATATAAAGCATGGAACAAAACCAAGGATTCGACTTCGCTTCTAACAATTGGTAAGCCGTCTTCTCTTCTCATTTCGTATGGTGTGCCTGATGCAGATATTAAGATTTCAGGCGGTAAAATTATTGATATTCAAAATAAACATCCAGCTATGACGGATAATGTTATCAGGCAGATTCCAAGCATATTGGAAAAACCCGTGATGATCATGGAATCCCAGACAAGAGGTAATGATACTATTACAATGTTTGGCGAGCTTGTTGACAAGAATGGGTATCCTGTGCTTGCAGCATTAGCGATTACGCCAACACTTGACGAAAAGACCGGTGTTGAATTTACCATTCTGAGAAGTGCGTATGGCAAGGACAGAAGCCTTCAAAACTTTATTGACAAAAGCAATATCTTGTACACAGACGAAACAAGAGCCGATTCATGGGCTGCTACCATGGGGCTCCAATTGCCTTCTGGACATACCCAAATCGACTCTTCTGATGGAATGGTACCACAGGTCGAAACAGATGTCAACCGCACAATTACAGACAGCCAAGGGAACGATGTTGCGACTGATCTTCCAGGCGGAACGGTTGCGCTGGATAATGATTTCAAGTTTAGCCTGAATTCATTTACAAAAGATGAACAGGCGAGGACAAGACAAGCCCTGCTTGATCTGAAAGATGAGAACGGCAAACCAAGGTTTACGCCGAAAGAGGTTGATAAGTATCTGGACGATGCGATGAGCATTGCGTCCATGATCGCACAGGATCGTCAGCGGCTGGACTTTGAAGCCAGCGACAATCAGGTTTTCCTGAAACCGAACAATGATTATCACTATACACTGGATGCTTCAACGCTTTGTGCGAAGCGCCTGCTGTATCAAGGAACGTTCGATTATGTGCAGCACGCGCTGCCTGACGAAGTATTTACCCCGGAAGATCTGATTGATCTTGTGAACATCATGAACGAGATGGGGTATGAGACTCCGTGCGGTATCTGCTATGTTGAGAGCCGCAGGCGCTGGCTTGACACATATGCTCAGAAGTTCCTTGACGAACTGCCTACAGACGCTGACGGCTTTATTGATAAGTATTTCAAGAAGGCCAAATCAGAAGACAAGGCTGCTATCCGGGAATGGTTTAACGGAGAAAAACCGTCCATTGACGATCTGACCACAAGCGATGGTCTTGAAGCACTCAGGCAAAGCAGTCCATATATGTATAAAGCCTTTGTGGATGAAATGAATCACAAGGGGACTGCAAACCCGAAGGTGGTCCAGCTCCGGACTGAATATCGCGGTGATATCAGCAAAATGTCTGATAAAGACATCCAGAAGGTAAAGGACATCGGCGGTCTGCGCATCCAGAGCTTCAGCGATTTTGAGACACCGCACCTGCTGGACATGATCCAGGCAGTCATGGATATGTCAGCGAGGAAGCTCACTTCCCAGGCATATACCAAGGTACCGAATTTCGCCTGGGTATTCGGTGACACCGGGATCAAAATCAATCTTTCCCTGATCGGCAAGGGCACCGGTCTGGATGCAGACGGAAACCTTGTGTTTGACAACAGGGAAGGCATGGACTTTGACGAAGCAATGAAGCTCCGTGACCGGTATAATCAGAATGTTGGCACGATTCTGGTAGGCATTAACGATGACCATATCATTGCGGCCATGGGCGATCCGAGGATCGACTTTATTATTCCGTTCCATAAGAGCGGCTGGAGCCAGGAAGAGCTCCGGAAGATGCCTACGCTTAATAACTACAATGATTATACGAATTCCCAGAACGAGCTGATGATTGTCGGTGAAAAGAAGCACAAGGTGAAGGAAATCAAACACCTTGGCGAGAAAGCGCTGGACAATTGGATCGTTAAGGAAGGCGATGATCATCCCGGGTACAAGATCATTGAAGAAGGGAATGGTAAGTATACTGTTTCCTATGATACCGGGTATGAAACGGAATCCTTTAAAAAGCACAAGGAACGGACAGGCGAATCCCTTTCCAATTTTGAACCTGTTGGCGCTAACTGGTATTGGGATTTCGATAAATCCGGTGAAGAGAATTCAAGAGTTTACCTGCAAAAGTGCGCTGATGAAGGACGTATCCCGAAGTTCAGCCAGTTCCTGGTTGACAACGGTGACGGCACATTCAGCCTGCCGGAAGGTACAGACAAGCGCAGCACGGCCATCCGTGAAGGCTACTGGAAAACGCTGATCGATTTCAAGATGTATGAAAACGATGGCTATGGCCGGACAGCGGAAGACGGCACGAAGACAAGGGTGAAGGGAGCAAAGCAGCGAGAAGTAACACCGGATATAAACATGAACGAAGCATACCGCGTGATGAACGAGTACCAGCTCGGTCGGCAAATGCCTGACAAGGAGAACGGTCAAAAGGGCGCATTCATTTCGATGAAGAGCAACAATGATACGCCTGTTGCGATCCCTGCGGCAGAGCGGTATATCGATCTGATCAGGCAGAAGCGCCAGGGCAACAAACCGGTCAATCCGGACGATACGCTGGAAGCGTCTCCGACTATCTCCGCCACAAGCGGAGAAAGTTTCTTCGGGCAGGGACCGAGCGAAGAAGCCAATATGAATGCGGCTACTGCGTTCGGCGCTACGGAAGCACCTGCTGTGATGGGCAATACGGAAGGTACTGCTGAAGAAACGCAGAGCCAGCCGAAGACGATGGCTGTGGACGCGGAGACCGGGGAAACGGTGAGATATTCTCTGCCTTCTGACGCGCCGTATCTGAGCGCTGTTGACCATGGGAACATGGAAGAAGCACAAGAGATGGTGGATGAGAAGGCAAAAGAAAACGGATACGATGTGGAATATGCTGTGTGGCGTGGAGATTCTGAACCGTATAACGAGCTTGAGCCAGGTGTAAATGGTGGAAACCTTGGAACTGGTTTGTACTTTACACCTAATAAGGCTTATGCAGAGAGATTCGCCACAAAGAATAGTCCCGTTCGGAAATTCTATCTCAAGACAGATAACACATTCAATTACAATGATTTTGCGCAGGAATTCAACGATTATGCCATGTCTTGGCTTGAAGAGAATGACATGGAATCACGCATGAATGTAGATGAATACACTTGGTCTCAGATTTGGGATGATTTCATTTCCGAAAATGACTATGATTCTGTCAAAGCTACAGGTGTTGGCGGAATTTCATATGGTGCAGATGAAATAGCCGTTCAGAATTCCTGGCAAGCAAAACTTGCTGATCCTGTCACATACGATGACAATGGCAATGTGATTCCTTTGAGCGAACGATTCAACGATCAGAAGGATGACATCCGCTTCAGTCTCCCGTCTGATGATCTTCTTGACCAGCAGATTGATGAATACCTGAAAGGCGGTGGCATTCTTTCACAGCAACAGCAAGCACGGACAACACCTGAAAACCCGAACAATGGCTATCGTCAATGGGGCAATAACCTTGCTCAGCAGAGTGATGAGCTGGACCAGCAGGCGAAGGATTATGTCCTGAACAGCGAATACGCGAAGGACACGAACGCCGCCGAGCTGGACCGGGCGCTTGCCTGGGTGCGCAGCAACAAACAGTACGCTGACGATGACGGTTATCAGGAATCCTTGCAGAAAGTGACGAGTAAGCGGTTCAATTACCGCACAAAGGACGGCCAGGCGAGAATGATCGCCGTGATGGGTCTTGCTGTTGCGAGGAATGATGTAGCCGCACAGGTAGCGCTTGCTGATGCCTACAACCAGCAAGGTACTGATCTGGGCCAGGCGCTGCAATCCCGTAAACTCTTCCGGTTGATGACCCCGCAGGGCAGGATCGCAACACTGCGGAAGATGCTTGGCAATGTTCAGGATCAGCTTGACAGTAAAGGAATCCGGAAAGAGATCAAGCTGTCCGATTGGATCTACCAGGCGGCTTCGGAAGCCACAGAGGAAGGCGAGTTTACCAAGATCCAGCAGGCTGCGGCGATTGAGCTGGCTGATCAGATTCCAGCGAACTGGAAAGACAAGATGCGCAGTCTGCGTATGCTTTCCATGCTTGGCAATCCGAGAACGCATATCCGGAACATTATCGGCAATGCACTGTTTGTTCCGGCTGTCAGCCTGAAGAACAAGATGGGCGCATTGGTTGAAACCATAAGCGGACAGGAAGAACGCACAAAGACGCTTTCCCTGAAAGTATCGAAAGAGATCAGTGACTTTGCGAAGCAGGATGCCGAGTTTATGAAGGATGAGCTGACCGGTGAAGCAAAGTACAACGAAGGCAATATGGTCCAGCGTGAACAGAAAGCCTTCAAGGGATTCATGCAGGCGGTTATGGACTTTAACAGCAATGCGCTGGAAGCTGAAGACTGGTTCTTCCTGAAGGGACATTACAAGAGAGCTCTCAGCGGCTGGATTGATGCGAACGGGTACACAATCGAACAGCTCAAGAGTAATACGGACTTGCTGAACAAGGGCCGTGAGTACGCAATAAGCGAAGCACAAAAAGCAACGTACCGCGACTTTAACGGTCTTGCCGCAAAACTGAATCAGCTTTCCCGTAATCCGCAGACAACCGGGCAGAAGATCCTTGGGTTTGCAACGGATGCGGTCCTTCCGTTTAAGAAGACTCCTGCGAACATCTTAAAGCGCGGCATCGAATACAGCCCTGCCGGTCTTGTGCGTGGACTGAAGAATGCCATGGTCGATGTGCGGAGCGGAAAGATCACAGCGGCGCAGGCAATTGACAGGATCTGTTCCGGTCTTTCCGGCACGGCGGTGATGGCACTTGGTTATTTCCTGAGTAATGCCGGTATTGTAACCTGCGGCATGGGAGATGATGAAGACAAGTTCGGCAAAGAGCAGGGCAATCAGAAGTATTCCATAAAGCTGAGCCTGTTTGGGCAAGATGTCACGTTCACAATGGACTGGGCTGCTCCGATGAGTATGCCGTTCTTTGTTGGCGCGGCAATCTGTGACCAGGTTTCAAAAGAAGGGGACTTCGATGTCAACATGGTGATGGACGCTCTTGGCAATATTGCGGAGCCGGTGCTGAATCTTTCCATGCTGGACGGCGTGAACACACTGTTCAAGACCAGTCAGCATGACGATACAGATACCATGACGCAGATTGCTGCAAAGGTCGCAACAAACTATGTATCAAGCTATGTGCCTTCTCTGCTTGGCGCGATTGCGAGGACGGTTGATGATAAGCGCCGCGCCAGCTATGTAAAGAGCGGCGAAGGAACAGGCATTACAGGAACAGTACGCTATGCGCTTGAGCAGGCTGAAAACAAGATTCCAGGTCTCAGCCAGACGAACATTCCTGTTCGTGATGTGTTTGGAAACGCTGAAACAAGCGGCCTTGCGGAACGTATCCTTGAAAACTTCATCCTGCCCGGATACATCAGCAATTACAAGAACGATCCTGTGCTGAACGAGATGGATCGTCTGTATAACGCGAATGTTACCGACAGCGAAGACATGGTTCCGAAAGATCCGGCAAAATCCATCAAGTACAACAACGAGCAGTACAGGCTTTCTGCTGAAGAATGGGATCTGTACAAGACCAAACGCGGCCAGACTGCATATGATCTGCTGAGCAGGATGATTAATACATCAGATTACAAAAATGCTGATGAAGCGACACAGGCGCAGATGATCAAGCAGTGCTGGGACTATGCTGACAATGTTGGAAAACAGGCTGTTCTTCCGGATTACCAGATGGAAACAACAGAAGGGAATGTGCTTGATTCGATCAAGCGCCAGGGCAAAATCACAAGCTATAACGCAAAGATGATGTCATCCCTTGAAAGCGGTGACTTCATGGGATATGAAACCATGCTACAGGCGCTGCTTGATGAAGGCGTAGAAGAAAGCACGATCAAGAACAAGATTAGCAAAAAGTACATAAACAAGTACAAGGAAGCCTATCGCAAACACGATCAGAGTACCATGTCGAAGATCGAGGAGATTCTGGACAATACCGGATTCACATTCGATGTCGAAAAATGGGAAAATGATGTGGAAGAAAAGTACGGTGATACCGGTTCCTCCCGACCGGAAGGCAGGTACATTGCCAGCAACGGCATGAGCGATGTCTCTATGGGCGGCGGTGGAAAGAACAAGGATACAACCGGTCAGTATGGAGAAGGGAACATCGATCTGAATAACCGTCAGGTTGTGCAGAATGATGATGGCTCGATCAGCACGGAACAGTCCTTCAGTTTCTATGATGAGCAGACAGGGAAAGAAGTGCTGATCCCCACAGTAATCAATGGCAAGATTGTAAGCGAAGACGAAGCCATTGATCATTACTATGAGACCGGCGAATATCTCGGAATGTTCGACACACCGGAAGAAGCAGATCGGTATGCTGAGATGCTTCACAACAGACAGGACTGGTACTACCACAGGTAAAAACATGGCCCCGGGGAAACCCGGGGCTCTTTTCATGCTTATAATGTAGCTATAATGTACAAAAACGCTGTGAGCATTGAAAATACTACATTGTTGTTTGGTTCGGGACCAAAAGGCCGCGGGTTCGAATCCCGCCACTTCGACACAAAAACCTCGGAAGATCAAGGCTTCCGGGGTTTTCTTTCTGTTCCGTTAAGTTCCGTTATTGCTCTTTATAATGTACAAAATAATGTACGTCACAATGTACTTGTACATTATAAAAACCTGTCCAAAATTGACCAAAAGTTTGACCAAAAGGTGTCAAATTTTGGAAATTATGTCCTGGAGTGACTCATAATCTGCTGACTGATAATACTTTGTCATGCTGGCATCAGAATGACCGATCAGCGCGGCCTTGTCTGTGTCACTGCCTTTTACATTTTTCAGAAGATTTGCAAAAGTGTGGCGGCAGGAATAAGGGACGCGATCCGTGATCCCCAGCGCATCCATAACAGGATTAAAGCAGTATTTCCGGAAATGTTCGTCATCCATCATAGAGCCGTCTGAACGAGGAAATATGTATTCGCTGTCAGATGCCATTCTTTGGGCCAGAATTGGCGCTATTTTCGCGTTTACCGGCACGATCCTGTCTTTACCCGCTTCTGTCTTAAAACCGCCAATAAGGGCGTTGTGGGCCTTGTCATAGGCATCCTTCTTTAAGGACAGCATTTCATTGGGTCGGAAACCGGTATAACACATGAAATAAACATAATCAGCATAGGGAATTTTTCCGACTGCCTGGGCGATCTTTTTGAGCTCGTCTGCGGTGAATGCCGGACGGGTTCCTTTTTTCTTTGCGTTGACATACAAATATTGCGCCAGGTTTGTGGTAATGATCTTGTTGATGACGGCATACTTGAACACAAGGGAGCAAACGGTCCGCATATCGTTCAGCGTACTGCGCCCCTTTGGGCAATCGTTGATGCATTTTTGAAGCTGGGAAACAGAGATATCCGCGATTGGGAGCGGGTGCAGGTCGCTGAAATACTTCCATGCGGCCTTATAGGTTGCCATTGTGGAAGCAGCAATACGGCCTTCGTATTCCTTCTGCCATTGTTCGTATACTTTTGAAAAGGAATCTGTATGCACAGGAGAACGATTGTTCGTTTTTAGGGTATAGCAATAGTTTTCCGCTTCCGTCTTTGTAGCGAAACCTCCGAACGTTCGGTATTTTTGGATTTTCCTTCCGTCTTTATATTCCCACCCGACCGTAACCCGGGCCGTCCATGTCTTTCCGCGCTTGAAGGCCATTCCGGTGCCGTTACCACGGGATTTAGTTCTTCCTGATCTTGGAAGAATTACCTGTTTTTTTCCACAATAAGGGCAGAAAATGGCATCATCCTGGAAAGAACGGCCACATTTTACACAGTTCATCAGTATTTATCCTCATACCATGAAACAAGTTCACTTAGGTCTTCGTTTTTCTTTTCCAGTTCTTCGATAGTGTATTTTGCATCATTCAGCTCATCCAGCAGATTGAGACGGTGCTGTTCACTCTGGTGCCATTGCCATGCAAGGAAACCAATGACAACCAACAGAATAATACAGATTGCACGATATCCTTCTGCGTTATGTCTTGGATCTGACATTATTCCACATATCCTTCCATATAGTTCCCCAGATCAGCCAGCGCTGATCCGTCTTTCCGGGATGCATACCGGAGATAATCAAACAGGTTTTTGATGTACGGCATCAGCTGGTCACGGATTTTCCGGTTCAGCTCGGCAGGTACGTTGACCGGCGGCTGTTTCCTCATGCAGGACAGGCAGTAGTCATAGCAGCCGGTGATGTTCCCGAGCATTTCAACCGTCAGCCGAATGCCGATTGCCTGTATGGAATGGATCAGCGCCCTGGGGCAGAGCAGGTGGTGGGCAAAGCATCTTGCTTCCGCGTTCCGGACTTCCTCCGGTTTTGTTCCGTCATGGCCGAGAATGATGTGCCCGAGCTCCCGGGCCAGCGCACGATCCACATATTTTGACGAAAGCAGTTTGTTGTAGGCAACGATGTACCTGCGTTCATCGCCTTCCAGGAAGACGGTTGTGACGGCATCCTGATTCTGATTGCCGACAGCATTTATGACTTCGCAGCGGTCGATATTGCTCCGCTTGGATATCTCCTCAAATGTCATAACGAAAACACCGGGAGTCTTTTTGATGATCGGCAAGGGATCAATGGGTGTTGTGCTGATTCCATATTGAATAAGAATTTCGGTGGCCTTGATTGCGGCTCTTTCGTAATCAGGTGTCATCTTCTTCGTTTCCTTTCTCAAACAGTCCGGGATACAGTCCGGTCATCATTGTCATGAGCGCTCTTCGCTGCTCTTCCGGCATCCTGTCAATTCCTTTTGCGAGGATACGGGCTTCAGGAGTGCGCGGTTCGTTCCCAATTTCGTTTGCTGCATCCTGAAAAACTTTTGCAATTCTTTCTTCTGTCGATGATTTATCATCTGTCCATCCCATCAAATAACCAGGAGAAGTATTCAATACATTTGCAAATGCCACAATCTTTTTTTGTGAAATATCCACTTTTCCTGCTTCTATTTTTGTAATCATTGATCTGTCCTTATAATTCATTGCCTTTGCCAGATCATCCTGTGACATCCCGGCTTCTATACGCAGCTGCCGGATACGATCATATATATTCATAAGCGCCTCCTGAACGTAGAATAACACACTGCTGAAAATTTTTCAACAATATGTTGACAATAATTCAGCAATGATGTATATTGTCGTAGGTGAATTAAATTCAACACAGGAAGGAGGGGCCTGAATGACTAATACTGCTCTTCTTGAGAAGGAAGTACAAAAATCTGGCCTTCTTAAGAGCGCCATTATGAAGCAAATGGATATCAAATCCTATGCCACGCTTCGTGCAAAGATCGAAAACGAAAGCGAGTTTACCGCCAGCGAAATCAATAAGCTGTGTGATATTCTCCATCTCGATAGCGATCAGCGCGAAGCAATTTTTTTTGCCAAAGATGCTGAATAAAATTCAACAAAATATGAGGAGGAACAAGCAATGAACGAAGACCTGTACAGAACTGCTATGGACGGAATCTGCCAGAAAGTGGCGCTCCAGGAAATCAGGAAAGTAATCAGGGGAAATAAACCGGAAGGCGTGAAACTTGAGCAGATCGTCAGCATAATCCATGGCTATGAGGAAGACATGGAGCAGAGAGAGCGGGACGCGGAACGCCGGGCCATTGAGGAAGAAGAGGAAGCCGAGCGCCGGGAGCGGAGCGAAGAGTTCTTTGAAGGATTAACAGCGCCCCTGGACAAGTTGATGGACTGCGTGAAGGGTGAGAAGCATGACAAGTGAGGAAAAGGTTGCCTGGCTGCGGAGCCTGGAGACTGAGACAATCAGCCCGAAGGTGCTTGCGGTTGTCGCTGGCGGCGATCCTTATTCTTACAACATTGCCGCCAAGGAAGGCAAACTGGACATCCCGCACTTCTGGCGCGGAAGGAACCTACGGATCTGGAAAGAGCCGGTGATCCGCCTTATCGGAGGATAAAAAAAGGCGGCTGACAGTCGCGAGCTGCCAGCCATGCACTTGCAGAAAGGAATTCATACAATGCGTAAAAATTATAGCATATTCGACAAAGAAAAGATAGTGGCCGCGATCCTGCTGGCCGTGATCCTGATCCTGATCGGTTTCGGCATTGGAAGCTATTGCTTCGGCGAGGAACCGCTGGCAACGTGCTATGCCATGTGCAAGCCCGGGAGCCGGGTTTCCGTGAGGATGGAGCCGAGCAAGGACAGTCTGGAGACCGGTTTCCTGGAGTGCGGCGATTCGTTCAAGACGGACGGCGAGAGCATTGACGGCTGGATTCGCTGTTACGGCGTAGGCGAGAACGGCTGGATCTATTCCGGTTATGTGGTGACTGAGCCGGTGCGGATGGTCGGACAGCGGTATGTATGTTCCGCAAATAAGCAGGTAGCCTGCCGGAAATGGATGGCGGGACCGCAGATTGACGAGCGGCCATGGATGAAATCAGGGCAGCACTGTCAGGTGTTCTGTGAATCGGACGGCTGGGCAGTGACAAGCCGGGGTTATGTGAAGACTGAGTGGCTGGATTGTGATCCAGAGTGAGGAGGAAGCGCAATGAGCTTGACGCATTTATCCCTCTTCAGCGGAATCGGTGGGCTTGATATCGCTGCTGAGATGGCCGGGATCAAGACTGTTGGGCAATGCGAATGGGCGGACTTCCAAACGAAGATCCTTGAGAAGCATTGGCCTGATGTTCCTCGCTGGCGGGATATACGGACGCTCACAGCGGAGAGTTTTTATGAAAGAACAGGGCTACGAACAGTTGACATTATTTCCGGAGGATTCCCCTGTCAGCCTTTCTCTCTTGCCGGGAAGCGAAAGGGCGAAGATGACGACCGTTACCTCTGGCCTGAAATGCTCCGCGTTATACGGGAACTCAGACCGGCTTGGGTTATTGGTGAAAATGTGCCTGGAATCGTCAATCTGGCACTCGACCAGGTGCTTTCTGACTTGGAAAGCGAAGGCTATTCCGCACAACCGTTTATTATTCCGGCTTGCGGTGTCGATGCCCCGCACAGACGGGATAGAGTGGCAATTGTGGCCTACTCCCGTACACGGTCATGTCACGGGTGGAACGGGTGCAATGGCAATTATGAAGAAGTTCCTGCAACAAGGGAAGATAACACAGGAAGAGTACAGAGCGTTTGTTGCGGGGAACGGAGGGAAGACAAATCCGGAACTGTTGGAATGGCTGATGGGTTATCAGAAAGCATTTACGAAACTTCTTCCGACCCCGAGAGCAAGCGATTACAAGGGATCTCCGGTTCACAGATTTGTGGGGGGGGTACTTACCGACATCAGTTAATGGAACTTTTGGAAGCCACTCCCCGTGGCTTAATTGGCCGGATGAACCCAGCGTGGATCGAGTGGTTGATGGGGTACCCAATCGGGTGGACCGAATTAAATCACTCGGAAACGCAGTAGTTCCACAACAGTTTTACATATTCTTCAAATTGATTGCAGACATAGAGGGAGGAAAGACAAATGAAGTGTGATGGATACGAAATGTTTCATGGAACGGTAAGAGTTGTTCCGCTGAATGAAAACCCGCCTTTCGACATTACCGGTATCTGGCTGTACAGGCCGGACGTTGACTGCTGGTATGTGAAGCGCGACAGCGGCGGTCCCGGGTTTGCGGAAAGTATGCCGCCGGAATGCCTGACGGATTTCAGAAAGGATGATGAGTGATGGCTGAAGCGAAGAAGGTTCCCAATGTTCCGACATGGGCGATTTCCTATGACGATATCGACCGGGTAAATTCGGAAATAAACATGATCGATATGAAGGGCAAGAACTACGCCATGGTTCCGGAGCGGGTGACGGCCTTCCGGAAACTGTTCCCGACAGGATTTATCCGGACGCAGGTGCTTGCCAATGACGGCACGACCGTGCTGATGCAGGCTACTGCCGGATTCTACCGCGAGGACAACAGCGAAGCGATCCTGGCTACCGGCCTTGCACAGGAGATTCGCGGCAAGGGTATGGTCAACGGTACCAGCCATATCGAGAACTGCGAAACCAGCGCGGTGGGCCGCGCGCTCGGCATGATCGGTCTTGGGCTGAATGGCGGCGGGATTTGTTCCGCTGAAGAGCTGGTGAATGCTGTTGTTTCCCAGAAACAGATGGACGAAGATTTCGCGAAAGCGAAGAAGGACATCGAAGCCAGGAAGCTGGCCGAACTGGACGCGAAGAAACCGGTGAAGAAGGATGCGCCTGCTGCCGTTGAGACGGCTGACAGCCTGCCGATATGAATGACGCTTTAAGAGGTATGCGATATGACATACGGCAAAGGTGATTACAAGATATCCGTGGAGCATATCAAAGAGTTCGGTAAGAATCCCGGGCTGTGGATTCACAAAGGGAACGAAGCGTTCAAAATGGCAAGTTTCGGTAGTTTTGAAAAGGCTGAATTGTTCTGTGCGTATATGGAATATTTCCTGTTCAATACACCGATACCGGATATGGTTCATGAGGGTGACAAAGTAATGGTTGATATGCGTTAAAGGCAACTATAAAACAGGAGGAAAAGAGAATGATCCATGCCTATGATGATGAAGACAATGCTCCGATGAGTGAGCAGATGCTTCCGTCGGAAAAGAACTGCCATGAGCGGTGCAACTACAGCAAGATCTGCTATGAGAAGTATCACTTCAAGGGCAGCCATGATCCGAATTATCCGTGGGAATGCCCGATGTATGACAAGATCAACGACCTGGTGAATGACACTGTGCCGTTCTGTGATCCTGACGAACCGGAAGAAGGTGAACTGGATGACGATACCTGACGCGCCGTGGATAAGGGAAGCGGAACGGGACGGAATTCCGCATCCTGATCCTGTGCACTGCCCTGTATGCCGTGAGCGGTGTGAAACAATATACAAAAAAGATCCTTGGCTGGTAATTGGATGCGAGAACTGCGTCAGAAGAATTGATGCACAAGATTGGATAGTAGATCAAGAAACGTAAATGACGTTTCAAATAAGAATCGGTGGTGATGAAATGACCGAAAAAAAGATATTGGATGTTACCTGCGGTGACCGGACAATATGGTTTCAGAAAAATGAACCGCACACAATCTACTGCGATAAGTGCAGAGAAGAATGGGAAGGCGATTTCGGGAAAGAGAAAAAACATAGGCATCTTGTAATCAATCCAGATGTTCAGTGCGACTTCACGGATCTTCCCTTTCAGGACAAGCAGTTCTCTCTGGTTGTGTTTGATCCTCCCCATGTTGAGAATCTGACGGAAGCCAGCTGGATTCGCAAATCATACGGAACGCTTGAAGGCGATTGGAAACCGATGATTAAAAAAGGCTTTGAAGAATGCATGAGAGTTCTACGGTCAGGCGGTGTGCTTGTGTTCAAATGGTCAGATATCAGCATTACAACAAGGGAGATCCTAAATGTGATCGGCCAGGAGCCATTATTCGGTCACAGAAGTGGCAAGAAAATGAATACTCATTGGATGTGTTTTATGAAATTTGAAAGTGAGGAATGAAAAATGATTCAGTTCAACGGAATGAAAGCGGAAGAGAAGAAAGACAGCGGACGGAATCTCCCGGCTGGCGCTTATGTGTGCCAGATCCTGGACGGCAAGGTCGAAGGCCAGGCACCGGATCAGCGGCTGGCGGTGGTGTTTGAGATCTATGAAGGCCCGTACAAGGGATTCTACATGAAAAAGTACAAGGCCCAGACTGAGCGCGGAAGCAACTATGAAATCAAGTACAAGGGCGTGATCCGTCTGCGGATTCCGAATCCCGATAACAAGCGGGCGCTGTATCCGGAGAGTGACCAGCGCAATTTCAATGACATGATCGCAAAGCTCCAGAACAGCAATCCGAACACAGAGTTCTACAGTGAAAACGGCTTTGACGAAAACCTGATTAAGGGCAAGCTGATCGGCGTGAGCGTTGTGGACAGCGAATACAACGGAGCTTACTTCACCAAGCCGGTGCGGTTTGAGAATGTGGACGATGTCCGGAACGGCACCGTCACTCCTCCGAAACAGCGGGAGGACAGCGAAAACCCTACGACTGCTCCGATGATGGATCAGAGGAGCGGGATGCAGAAGGTGAATACGGAGGAACTGCCCTGGGATGTTCCGGTTTGATCCTGCTTGAAGATTCGCGGCAGCAGAAGGGAAAGCACAAGAATATCGAAGCCTACTGCAAACAGGCCGGGATACGCATTGTAAGGACGAAGCTGCTTGTGGGCGACTATATGCTTGCCGGAAGTGCTGAAGGCGCTGAAAAGGGCCTTGCAGGCGGAATAAAAGGGGATATTTCCTGTGATTCAAAAATGGGATTGCCGGAAATAGCTTCAAATTGCTTCCAAGAACATGAGCGCTTCAGAGCTGAATGCCAGCTTGCCAAGGAACTGGGTATCAAACTGATTGTCCTGATCGAGGAAGTGCCGCCCGGGGGAGAGGTCCGGAACTGGGTTTCTCCCCTGGACCGGTACGGGAAACCGAAATACCGGTTTGATCCGGGAACATTGCAGAAAGTAATGGAGACCATGACGGAACGTTATGACGTTCAGTTCCGGTTCTGCGATGGCCGGAGCACAGGAAAACAACTGATTGAATATCTGAAAGGAGAACGGACATGAGCGAACAGGAAAGACTGAGCCAGCAGTGTGAAGATGTCCTGGCGTTTCTCGATATCAATGAATGGATCACGCACAGGATCGCAGAGGATGAGCTTGGTGTGATGCGGTTGGCTGCAAGGATCTGCGATCTGAAGAAGCGCGGTCATGTGTTTGAGAACAAGTGGTTCCCGTTCACAGCCAGGAACGGCAGGAAAGGCCGGATCATGGGATATAAGAAGGTGTCGTGATGGCTGATAGGTTTATCAAAATCTATGACAAGATGCTGAAATGGGAATGGTACAAAAATACAAATGTGAAAGTGCTGTTTCTGCATCTGCTGCTCAAGGCGAATTACAAGGATCTGAGTTTTGAAGGCCATAAGATTCTGCGCGGGCAGCTCGTCACCAGCTTGCCCTCACTCTCGGCAGAGTTAGGGATGACATCCAAGCAGATAAGGGGCAGTCTGGAACACCTTATTTCGACAGGCGAAGTGGCAAGCAGAACATATCCCAGATACCGTGTAATTACTATAGTTCACTACGATGATTATCAGTCTGACGGCAGGCAGAACGGCAGCCAAAGGGCAGGCGAATGGGCAGCCAAAGGGCAGCCAAAGGGCAGGCTGAGGGCAGGCTCAGGGCAGGCTGAGGGCAGGCTGAGGGCAGCAAGTATAGAATATATAGAACAGATAGAAGATATAGAACAGATAGAACAGATAGATAGAGAGAGGAAAACCGCACAGCGGTTTACCCCACCCACAAGGGACGAGGTCGAAATCTTTTGTCTGGAGAACGGGCTGACGATTGATGTTGATCGGTTTGTTGACTATTACACTGCGAACGGCTGGATGGCTGGCCGGAACAAAATGAAAGACTGGCAGGCTACTGTCCGGAACTGGGCGCGGAGATCGGAGGATCGGCCAGCTTCAGCGCCGGTCCGGAAGGAACCGGTGAAGAAGGTTACAGCTCAGAACTATGAACAGCGTGATTATCAGTCTGTACAGGATGAGATCGAAAGAAAGCAGGCAGAGATGATTATGGCCCGTCTCCGGACGGAAGGAGGATCAGCATGACTGATGTTTCATACCAGGACCGGAAATGTCCGCAGTGCGGGAAAGAATTCTTTGTCCGGAACGCGCTGGAATGGGCTTACCGGCGGAGCAATAAACTGTATTGTTCCTGGCACTGTGTTCGTGAGTATGATGCCGGGAGCAAGACGAGGAAGATCGATACAAGAGAGAAGATCATCCAGGCGATCAGGGATGGATTGACCACAAAGGAAATTGTGGATTTGCTGAACGTTGATGCACAGAAGGTGTGGTATTGGCGGGATAAGCTGAAAAGGGAGGAACAGAGTGATGCCTGACAGGGAGAAGGTTATCAATGCCATTGAATGCTGTATTGACGGTTGCCTTTGTGCAGAATGTGATTACGAAGGAATTGAAGGATGCTGGAATAAGGTACTTTTGACGGATGCCATTGCCTTGCTGAAAGAGCAGGAAGCGGTTGTCCGGTGCAAGGATTGCAAGCATGGTGGCACGGATTCAGTTAGTTATCCGCAGTATTGGTGTTCTGCTCATTCGGAATACCATGATGCAGATTGGTTCTGTGCGGATGGGAAAAAGAAATGACACAGATGGAGGTCTTATGGAAATATCATTTGATGAAGTAAAGCAAATGTTTCGAGAATCAATAGACGATTCAGCGAACATGAATGAATTGCTTCAAAATGTTGCAAACAAGATTTATCAAAAAGGATTCAATGATGGTAGACCAAAGTATACACACGATTTGCCATTGAGTGATTCTGCTTGTTGGAACTGCAATCATTGTCATGACGGCGGTGCGTTGTCCGGTTGGTTCTGTGATATTCATGGAGATTTGAACAAATGCAATCGCCTTGTGTACAGATGTAAAGCATGGACAGAAAAGCTTGAATACAGTATTGATGCAAAAGATGTGCGTTAAAGGAAACATGACGCAATAAATCACAAGGAGGAAGTATGAAGGAATCAATTCCACATTCGTTTTCGGTAGAGATACCACAGGATTGCCCAAGGGTTGAATGGCTTGCGAAAAAGTGTGCAGACGGGGAAAGGAGAACAGAATGAACGCAAAACAAAGCCTAAAGCTGGTTGTTAAAGAAAATGAGCGCCTGGTTGATTTCAACCGGAGTGCTGCCCGGGAGATCAAAGCGCTGAATGTCTGCATTGACAGCGTGATCGCCGGGGAGAAAACATACTGCGACTGGTGCGAGGATGAAACTGAGTGCCAGCGTGAATGCAAGGGGAAAGGATGCGGTGAGTGGTGGCTGAAGGTTGACCATGGCGTTGAACCGGATCAGCACACAGTATTCACAGGGAAACCGGAGGAGGTAAGCGCTGATGGAGAAGCTCTTGGCGAAGGATTTCTTCAGGCAAGTACACCTGGCTGAAAAAGAGCTAAAGGTACTGAATGCCAAGCTCCAGCATTACGAAGACATCGGTCTTTCCATGGGCGGAACTTCCGGTGTGATCGGGAATAAGCAGCGTGGCTCTTCAAGGGTCGAAATGGCCGCTATTGGCGCGGTGGATGTATTCAGGGACCTTATCGACCAGCAGAAGGAATATACGGCCATTATAGCCCGCGCAGAGCAGGTAATCAGGAACATCTCACAAGATCGCTACAGGCAGATTCTCAATTACCGGTATATCTGCGGCTGGTCATTCAAGAGTATAAGCGATGAGCTCCGGTACAATAATCCGAACAGCATTTACAGGGCGCACGGCTATGCGCTGACTGAAGCACAGAAAATCATGGATAAGCAGAGAGGAACGGACAATGGAGAACGAAGAGCTGGAGAGACTGAGAGCTGAGAACAAGCGGCTCCGGGATAAACTTGACGAAGAAGAGCAGTACAGAGAGTATGTCCAGACGCACAGACTCAAGGGATATGTTGCCGGATATCTGAGCCGGTGCTCTGCTGATTACATCGTTGAGCACAGAGCAACGGAAATCGCGGAAAAGACGGTTATTGGTCTCCGGAAGCTGGCAAACAATCCTGCGTTTTCAGCGGAAGCTGTAACGATATTGGACAGGGCAACGTACTTTGTCCGGAGATACCAAGAGCTCAGTAAACAGTATTATTCACTGCTGGAAACGGATAAACACCTGAGACAGATAAACTTCAAGAAAATGATAGCAAAGAAAAAGGCCGGTCAGTGACCGGTCTTCTTCATGTCCTGATTAGAGCTATATATAATACTCTTTGATTTAAGTAGCAGATAGAAGATAAAACCCCTTCCGGAAAACTGGCCGGAAAACAGCCTGATCAGAGACCAGGAAAACGGCCACTGAGCTGCCAGCGATCTCAGAGGATTAGTACAAAGTACCAGCTTCCATGTGACAATGTACAGACTTCCATCTCCCAGATCAGGGAACCATACAAGATATTGCGAGAAATTAGTATTGACACTGCGAGATATTGACAGTATAATCTGCTATAGTGGAAGAATTATAAATTAATCACATCCAAGCACTGAGTCCAATCACAACGGAACCAGTGCTTTTTTGATGCCCAGAACACAGCCAAATATAATCAAATCTCATGTCCAATATCACACCTGTTTCACATCCGCTTTAATCAGTCTCCGCTATTGTGATTACAACACTTGTATCACAGCACCGGAAAGAGTGGCATAAACATGAGAACGAATGATTGCCCCGGCAGGGGAGGAAGGAGACCACCATGGCAGGCAACAACAAGATCCCTGATGACAAGCTGACCAGGAATATTGCCAAGCTGGCCGTCATGGAGGCCAATAGCGCCAGCAGAGCAGACAAGCTGAAGGAGATATTTGGCATTGATCTCAATACAGCCGATGATAAGACGGTCCATAATGCAGATGCCACAATGTCCAGATGGCGCAAGCATCCCATGTTTGACCAGGCCTGGAAGGAAGAAGCAAAGCGCTGGTGCTATGAGGATTTTACACTGGCCATGTCGGTTTTCCGGAAGGGAATGAAGCAGGACAAGGACGGATGGCTGGCCATGAATTCTGCTGTCAATGCGCTGAGCAATGCGAACAAGAGACTGTTCCATGATGAGGACACAGCAGTGACCGTCAAGATCGAAGGATTACCGGACATTGGTTCCCCTGATGATGATGGTTAATCTGGTATAGGTTCCGAGCCAATACGCAGCAACTATTCGTAAAAGTGTAGTTTCACGAATAGTTGAACCATACAGAATCCGGTTATTTAGATTGATCTGGTATGGATCACAAACCAGATTTTACTTGCCAAGCAGAATCCATAGTATTCCATGCAGAATATGCAGTGATATGCAGAGGATTATGCATGGCTCAAAACCGGAAATTTACCTGGAGCAATCCGGAATCAAAACACGGTTGGAGCAGAGCAGAATATTGGTGGAGCCCCACCCCCACCCAGCACCAGGTCACCGATCAGCACGGCCAGCCCCGGCACCCACCACCCAGCACGGCAGGACCGGAGCCAGGCAGAGCAGCACGATCCGGAAGCTGAACCGGGGGAGGGGGTACCCAGCCGGAACCCCGGGGGGCCGAATCGTGGTCGGGACTCCGCGCTGCGCCGGACGGTTATACGGTATACCTCACCGTCCCGATACTGCTTCCCGTGGGGATCAAATTTCAAAACATCAGCCTGCTGTTCCTGGCATGGGGTACAGTGGGCTTTTGTTTGCTCCGCGAAAGAAGCGGAGTGTTAAGTGGGCCTGCCTTGGACAAGGAACATTGTGAATATTGCAAGCGCTGTGTGAAATTGGAGCAAGGCAGAGCTCAGTTCTTGGCCGCAAGGACTGATCACCCCTTGGCCCTGTGAGGACTTTCTTCATAGAGTTCCTCCTCTTGTTGTCTGGTACCTCCTGACAAATAGATCCGGCGGTGTTGCGGCCACACCGTTGGCTCACAGGGCCATTTTCTCTGAGGTGAAGCCGCATGGCGAACGTGACCATCAACTACCAGCCCACGCCGAAGCAGGCGATGTTCCACGCATCGAAGGCGAATGAGATCCTTTACGGAGGAGCAGCAGGCGGGGGAAAACGAAGGCGCTCATCATGGACGCGCTGTTTCGCTGCCTGAAGAACCCGGGCACGACAGCGGTGGTCTTCCGGAGATCCTATGGTGAGCTTGAGGATACCGACATCAAGGAAGCGCAGGCAAGCTATCCGGAGAAGCTGGCCACTTACAACGCAGGACGGCATGAGTTCCGTTTGATCAACGGAAGCAAGATCCTGTTCCGGCATTGTGAGAATGAAGCTGACAGGTTCAAGTATTCCGGTATTGAAATCCAGTTCCTGTACTTTGACGAGCTGACGAGCTTTGAGCAGACGATTTATGACTTTCTCAAAACGCGCCTTCGTGCGAAGAAGTCCCTGGGCGTTGTTCCGATTGTTCGGTCGGCCAGCAACCCGGGGAATATCGGCCATGGCTGGGTTAAGAAGATGTTCGTGGATGCCGGTCCGTATATGGAGATCCAGGAACAGCGGATCTACTCCGAAGCCCTGCACAAGGAAAAGGTGATCCGCACACAGTACATTCCTTCCCTGGCGATGGAAAACCCGTACATTACCGAGGACTATATCTTTGAGCTGGAACAGAAACCGCAGGCATTGCGTGAAAGCCTGTTGCACGGGCGCTGGGACAGTTTCGAAGGAATGGTGTTTTTGGAATGGCGGGATCTCAAGGAGCACTATCAGGACAGGGCATGGACGCACGTTATCGAGCCGTTTGATGTCCCGGCTGACTGGCCGAGGTACTTCGGTTTTGACCATGGTTTCTCAAAGCCGTTCTCCTGCGGCTGGTACGCAATGGGACCGGACGGCTGCCTGTACAGGTACCGTGAATGGTACGGCTGCAAGCCAAAGCAGGCAAATGTCGGCATAGAGCTGACACCGGTTCAGATTGCCGATGGCATCCTGGAGCGTGAGCAAAAGGAGATCAGCGAAAACATCCGTATCCTGCGCGTTGCCGATCCGGCCATCTTTGACAAGAGCCGTGGGGACAGCGTTGCCGATCAGATGGCACCCGGGTTTATGGGCAGGCATCGCGGTGTGCTGTTCAACAAAGGCGATCATGCGCGGCTTCCGGGAAAGATGCAGATCCATGAGCGGCTCCGGTTCGATGAGAACGGCAGGCCGAAGCTACAGGTATTCAATACCTGCAAGGAATTCCTCCGCACGTTTCCGACACTTCCGTATTCGACAAAGAAACCGGAAGACGTGGATTCCGATGCGGAGGATCATTAGCGCATATTTACGATGAATTGCGGTATGTCTGCATGGATCATCCGATCGCGCCGACAAAGAAGCCGCCGAGAGAATACAAACCGTTTGATCCGTTTGAAAGAGACAAAGATGATTACTGACTGAAGGCGCGGCGGGCAACGTGCAAAAATTTTGAAGGAGGATGCTCCTGTTTCAAATCCCGCCGCGTTTTCACATATGTGGGGTGATCGTATGACTGACAAAGAAAAAGAGCTTCAGGAAGAACAGTACATCCTGGAAGAGCAGGATCTGTCCGATGAAGACCGTGAACTGCTTGATGTCATTTACGACCGGCTGGACATCTTCCAGCAGCTGAATGATCCGTATCATGAGAAGGCCAAGCAGAGCAGGCAGACGATGCACATGGAAGATCCGGAGCAGGACGATCCCCGCACAATCGCAAACAACGGCAAAAGAACGCTTCAGCTTCAGACGCTGAAATCGACCATCAATAACGTGGTGGCCGATCAGATGCTTTCGATGCCGGAAGCAAAGCTGATGCCGGAGACGGCGGAAATGCAGGAAGCGGCGGATGACCTTCAGGATATGTGCCATTACGTCATTTACTGCGCGAACGATTTTGAGCAGATCCACTACCGGCGCTGCGAGGACTTCTACGGCGTTGGCACGGCGGTCACGCAGATCGCATGGGACGAGGACATGGCTTACGGCAAGGGCGATATCGCGCTGATCCGCTGGCCGCTGGAAGCCTTCCTGTGGGACCCGACCGCCGAGCGGATCGAGGACTGCCGCGCCGTGATGAAGGTAAGCTGGCATCCGCTTTCCTGGTACCGTGAGCATTATCCGGAAGCAGGAAAGTATGTCGGCGGCGAAAAGGGCACCCATAACAACGTTGGCATGACACAGGGCCAGGAGGACGCGGAACACGCGAACGATGAACAGCGGGCGCTTTTGATTGAATACTGGTGGCGCGAGTATGACGCGAAGAAGCACAAGTACAGCATCAATGTCGCGTATGCCGCCGGGAACGCATTGCTCGACAAACAGGAAGACGTGTACGATCACGGGATGTATCCGTTCGTGATTGACGTGCATGACAGCATTGAAGGAAGCCTTTGCGGTGACGGCCTTGTGCATGAGCTTGCGCCGATGATGCGGTATATCAACCGGTACGCAGCTTATGCAGATATGAACGCAAGGATGAGCAGCAAAGGACGGATGCTTGTCCAGCGCGGAAGCGGCATCGACAAGGAAGCCCTGACGGACTGGGAGAACGACATCATCGAAGGCGACCGGATCACACAGGGTGATGCGTGGAACTGGATGCAGAACCAGCCGTTCAACGCCACAATCACGAACCTGATGCAGATGTTCCAGAACGACCTGAAGCAGGATTCCGGCGCGAACCAGTTCACCCGGGGCGAGACCACCGGGGGCATTGTCAGCGGCAAGGCCATCAACAGCCTGATCCAGGCAGGCGGCAAGGTCGCTTCCATGCGGACCGAGCAGCTGAAGTACGGATTCAAGCAGATGGTGGAGCAGATCATCTGGCTGATGAGCCAGTTCTATGACGATCAGCGGACCTTCATGATTACCGGCAGGTCCGGTCGGCGTGAGCTGATCATCGACAAGAAAAAGATCTTCGGCATCCCGAAGAAGGGCGTGGTGAACCCGCCGCCGTATACCGTGGAGATCGAGGTTTCCAGCCGTGATCCGCAGCGGATCGCGAACCAGAACCAGATGTTCATGGAAGCGTATACGATGTCCGCGCAGGCCCAGCAGTTCTTCCCGCTTTCCTCGCTGTTCAATATCCTGAACCTGGACGGCAAGGACAAGATCCTGCCGGTGATCCAGGCGAACGAGCATTATCAGGAACAGATGCAGCAGATGCAGCAGCAGATCGAGCAGATGGGCCAGCAGATGGAGCAGATGAACGCTGAGAACCAGAACCTGCGGAAGGCCGTCAGCCAGACAACCAACGCGCTGGCGCAGATGGGAGCCCGGCGCGGCGGCGGTGGTGTTGTCAACCAGACCGGCGGGCCGATGAAGGTGGCCGAAGCAGGCGGCGGACCGAACAACTCCAACGCCGTGGTGGAAGCCGCGCGGAATACGCTGGGACAGCCGACCGGGGCAGAGCTGCCTGCATAATTAAAAAAACAGCATTATTTTTAAGTTATTTGCAGAAATCCTGCGATAAATATAAAAATATTTACTTATTTTGGCAACGAGCGCCGTGATTTGCGGCGCTTTTGCAATACAGACACGCAGCCGTGATTTGCGGTGAGCGCGAAAGGAGAATCCTTTAATGGACTATGAGGAAAACATGGTCGAGAACGACATCCCCGAAGGCGAAGCGCCCGAGGAGGTTGTCGAGGAATCCTATGATTCCGAGGAAAGCCTTGACTCCGTGATCGAGGAGGAAGGCGGTTCCGCCGAAGAGGAAGCACAGCCCGAGGAAAAGCCGCAGGGTACCGGCAGCGAACCCGGGTGGTTCCAGAAACGGTGGAGCAAGGAAGTGGGCAAGCTCTCCGAACAGATCCGGTCGGAAGTCCGGAACGAGTACGAAGCGAAGATTGCCCCGCTCCAGGCGAGACTGCTTGAGATGGACGCGCAGGAGCTGGTGAAAACCGGACAGGTGAAGGACATCAAGCTGGCAAGGGAGATCGTGAATCTCCGCAACGGCATGAACCCGCCTGCCGAGGAACCGACACCGCGCAACGACAAAGGGCAGTTCCAGAGCCGGGAGCAGATCGCAAGGGAAGCCGGTACGGACGCGCATATCATGGCGCTGAAGCACCAGGCGGAACGGATCGCCGAGAAGGGCGGTCCGAACGTGATCGAAGAGTTCCAGAAGAACCCGGAGATCAAACGAAAGGTTATCAACAAGGAGATGGACTTCTATGACGTGGCTGAGTACATGAAGTCACGACAGAAGAAGCGGTCTCCGGCACCGATGCGATCCCCGAATGGTGCCAGCGGAAACGCAAAGCCCAACGCCATTGAAAATATGAGTGACGAGCAATTCGCAAGAATGGAAAAACGCATCAGGGAGGGAGCACGCATCGCATTAAAGTAAGGAGCGTGTTACCATGAATTATTCCTATTCCTCCGGCATTGCGCCGACCCTGCTGGAAAGCTATCTCCAGCGCCGTGCCCTTGAAAATGTCGAACCGAACCTGGGTTACCTCCAGGATGCCCAGATGATCGAGCAGCCCAAGAACAACGGCAAGCACGTCAAGTTCTTCCGCTATGTTGAGCTGCCCGCGATCACCAAGCCCCTGTACGAAGGTGTTACCCCCGATCCGCAGAACCTGACCGAGACTGCTTTCAGCGTGATGACCAAGCAGTACGGCGGATGGATGGACTACACCGATGAAATCGACCTGTGGCACGTTGACAAAAAGACCCAGGCCATGTCCGACCGGCTGAACCGCCAGGCGGCGCTGTCCATTGACACCGTTGGACGTGACGCGATCTGCGCCGGCCTGAACGTGATGTATCCCAGCGGCATTTCCGCCCGTGGATCTATCACTGCTTCCAATGTGATCACCTACGCGATGGTCAAGAAGGCGGTCCGGAACCTGAAGAAGAAGGGCGCTCAGCCGTTCTCCGATGGTTTCTATCATGCGAAGATCAGCCATGACACCTACTATGATCTGAGCCAGGATCAGCACTGGATCGATGTGGCCAAGTACCAGAACGACACCCGCGTCCAGAAGTTTGAACTGGGCACCATTTACAAGGTGAAGTTCTTTGAGGTGGACAACGCGAAGGTGTTCAAGGATGAAACCTATCTGTACGGCTCCACCTCCTACCTGACCATGTACGGCGATTTCGATGCGGCCAACCGCATCATGACCATTGCCAAAACCATGACCGAGGACGTGGCCCGCGAGCTCACCGGCAAGCTGGTGTATGTGAATTATTCCACCACATACAACACGCTGATGTGCATCGAGCAGATCTGGCCGAGCGGCACTGCCAATCAGACCAAGATCCTGTTCCGCTGGGTGCCTGATTCCACTGTTACCGACAACTGGACCACCGGCAATACCACCAAGATCATCCCCTGCGGCGGCGGCAGCGGCAGTGCCGAAGTCCATGCGTCCATCATTTACGGCCAGGACGCTTTCGGCTGCGTGAAGCTGGGCGGCAAGGGCAAGCCCAACATCGAGATCATCCTGAAGGGTCTCGGAAGCGCGGGCACGTCCGACCCCCTCAACCAAAAAGGGAGCGTGGCGTGGAAGGTGCCGTTCTTCTGCTGCGCGGTTATCAATGACGATAACATTGTCCGGCTTGAACACGGCGTGAGCGCCTGATCATTTCCCGGGGCTACCTCAATTATGGGGTAGCCCCTTTTTGCAAAGGAGTTGACAAACATGGCAGACGATACCCCGACCAGAACCGAAACCGTGACCGCAAACATCAACGCGGCGATTGCCAAGTACGGCGAAGAAGCGACCGAAGTAATCAATAACGTATGCCTGAAGGATATTTCCGTTTCCCTGGCGATGCTGGTGGACGCAGGAACATCCACAACCTGATGAGGAGGACACTATGGCTGCAAAAAAACAACCTACGCTTGCGGATGAACTGACGTTTGTCTCCGAGCCGGTGGAAGAAAAGAAAGAGAAAACAGTATGGATCTACCTGCCGAAGCTGGAAGAAGAAGGCAACGGCATTAAGGTTGACCAGTACGAACGGGTGACCATTGCCAACGAAGAAGGCGAAAAGACCTACCTGGTTCACCGTGGTGAGCGGGTGCAGGTGCCGATCCAGGTCTTCGTTGTGATGAAAGCGAAATACCCCGACCTGTGAGGTGACTGACCATGACTTTTGCCGAGATCAAAAACCAGATCATGTTCCAGACGAACAACGATGAGGACGATATCGAGGATTTCCTTCCTCATGTGAACGACTATATCAATGACGGTTATGACCGGCTGGTGAAAGTCTGGACAAAGAGCCATACGCCGCAGGATGAATATCCGCGGCTTGAGAATGACGAGGACGTGCCGAACCTGCCGGTATGGACGCACAGGGCGATCTGCGACTGGGCGACCTGGCTGGTGTACAGGAACGGAAACCCGCAGAAACAGCAGCGCGGCAGGGCGTATTACGATATGTTCATGGATACGCTGGCAAAGCTGTCTGACGAAGGCGGGAAGGACGGGCTGAACCCGGACGGCACGAACAAGCAATACAGGAATTTCATCAATATCCCGACATAAGGCGGTGATGACATGGCTTACTATACACTTCATGCCTATGACGCGGATGTAAGGATACCTGAGTTCAACGGCCTGCGGCAGGACAGCGAGATGGCAAGCGATCTGCGGTTTGCCTATGAAGCGGAAAACGTGGAGACGATTGACGGCGTTCTTCAGCCGCAGGCGCGGAACCAGGTGATGGCTGGAGAGTTTTATCCGGCGCTTGGGGAGAATGTAAGGATTGAGACGA